GCACACAAGAACGGTATTGATGTGCACAAGGCGATCGAGGAGAAGATGGATATTAATGAAAAGCGCAATTGGCGAGTGGATGAAAACACAAGGATTATGCGTCATGTCCAAGAGAAATGAAACGTTCGACCGATGGTACGAGCAGACCTTCGGTAATGTGCTCGGGTCACAGGACAACGAGAACCGGGAGGCGGTCAAGAAGATCTGGAATGGTGCGCTCGAGCACATCGCTCGGCAGTACGAGTTCCAGATCTTTGATGAGCTGTCCGGGGACCAGATCGCGGGCCAAATTCGCGGACTTCAGGCGGTGAAGTCATGAACAACGAAGACGACGAATTCACATCCCCACCATTACAGCAGGAGCCAAAGATCGACATCTACCGCAGCTTTGAGCAGTGGAAGAGCGGCAACGTGCTGGAGCATGGCGTCCCCCGAACCGAGCATTACAGCGAAGCCCAACTCGATCTCGTTGAGATGGGGTGGAACTACGGCTATGACGCTGGCCGTGCAGTGGAGCAAGCCCTTGACAAGAAGGCAGAGAACGCCCGTGAGTTGGGGCTGGATTATGAGCCTGTGCCTGAAAACTTCATGGACGCATTGAAGTTTGATGTGGCTATGCGTGAGGCTGTGGAGGCCGAGCGTGAGGCGTGTGCTCAGATTGCAGAAACGGCTGAACCGTACCAAGCTGCTGATTTGATTCGAGCAAGGAGCAACACATGACCTGTAAACACCGCTGGATACCTGTCGAAGACAAACTCAAGGAGAAGAACACATGAGTCTTTCAACAGCCGAGCAACTCCGCGCCTGTCACGTCCGGCGCTGGCACATTGTGCAGACGTCCCGTGAGCAGACGCTGGCCGAGCATTCTTTCGCCGTCGCAGTGATCGCCGGGTCGTTGGCGGCAGCGGTGCGGTACCAAGGATTGATGCACGACAGGCTGCAACTCAAGCTGCTGCAGCACGCGCTGTCGCATGACCTGATCGAGGTGCGCACCGGGGACATGCCGACGCCGTTCAAGCGATTTCTGGAGCAAGCCGGTGGCGTCGGGATCGTGGAGAAGGCCGAAGACCTCGTGGACTCGGACCACATGGGTGCGATGCGCCAAGTGGCGGGGAGCGAGATCGAGACGATCGTGAAGCTCGCGGACCTGATCGAGGCGATTTACTTTCTGCAGGACAACGGAGTCGGAGCGCACGCGAAGGTGGTGCTCGATGGTCTCCGCACGAACCTGAGCATTGCCGTCAACAGCGCCGAGAAGGTGTGGCCCGCGATGCAGGTGCGCGAAGGCGTGCGCAAGGTGTGCAACGACGTCGGAATCACCGGGGGATGGCTATGAAGGCTGAAAACGTAGCGCAGACCACCGAGCTGGCCGTGATCGATGCGCTCACCTACGGCATTGGAGTGATCGTCGTACGCAACCTCCAAACCACTGGTCTGGAATTTGTGTATGTGCATCCCCGGGACTACGTGGAACTGGCGCAAGCGCTGCAGACGGTGGCGCAAGAAGTGAAAGGGACTATGCAATGAAGTTTCGAAAAAAGCCCGTGGTGATTGAGGCCACGCAGTGGTTCAAGATGGGCGACCATCCCGCTGTTGAGCGATTCCCTTGGGGCCGTGCCGTTATCAAGGCAGAGGGATACCCAGACTACGACCCTTGGGATCGCGGTATTATTCGGACACTGGAGGGTGATCACGAGGTTTGCCCCGGCGACTGGATCATTACAGGCGTCAAGGGTGAGCACTACCCGTGTAAACCCGATATCTTTGAGATGACTTACGAGAGGGTCGAAGAATGAACTGCATCAAATGCGGCGAGGACACCCGCGTTACCACCACCTACCAGAACGTCAACGGCATCACCCGCCGTCGCCGGATCTGCCTGTTCTGCGATTTCCGTTTCACTACGCGGGAAAAAGCGGACGAGCGCGACATGGAGCGTGCCCAAGCGCCAACGGAGAGCAAAGAGGAGGTCGAGGGGGTTGACAGCCTATCCCGCGTGTGGTATAATTCGTCCCCTACCAATAGACCATAGAGGACACCACATGACAGCAGCACGCACCCCCGTATTCTACCACCCGGCGCAAGACGTCGCGTTCGACTTTATCTCGGTGAGCAAGATCCCCGAGTTCGTTCGCCAGTCCGAGGCGGAGACCCGCTCGGATTTCGAGCCGTACGACCGCGCCGATTTCGAAGAGGCCCACGACCGCAAGTACGTAGCGGATGTCCTCGCGAACGTCGTTCCGAACGGCTTCAATAGGATTGACCCGGAGCTTACGAACTCGCTGCGCTACACCAGCGCGGGCCACTGGGCGGCAGCACGACACGTGCTCGAGTCCGGCGGGGTCGTGTGCTCGGCGACACAGGGATTCCACCACGCCCACTGGGACGAGGGGTACGGGTTCTGCACGTTTAACGGGTTGATGATCACCGCGATGAAGGCGCTGCGCAGTGGCGTCAAGAACGTGCTCATCATCGACGGGGACGGCCACTACGGCGACGGCACCGAGGACGTGTTGGACCATCTGATGCTCCGAGGACGTGTGAAGCATATCACCCGCCCCGATATCGGCAAGCCAATCCAGTCGCACTGGAACGCCGCGATGTGGGAGTCGTTTGCGAAAGAATTGATCCGCCATTCCAAGGCTGGTATAATACTGTATCAGGCCGGTGCTGACGCTTGGGATCGCGATCCCTACGGTGCCGGGTACCTGTCCAAGGAAGGCCTCGCGGCCCGCGACCGTGGCATCTTCACCGCCGCACGCGACGCCGGGGTCCCTCTAGTGTGGAATCTGGCCGGTGGATACGCGAACCCGATGCAAGACACGATCGACATTCACCTGCAAACGCTGGCGATCAGCGACGAGGTATACCATGGCAAAACCGCTATCGTTTCTTGATTTAGCACAGGGGGTCGGCAAGGGCCACCGCGCCATCGCCGCCACCCCCGGCGCACAGCGTATCAACCCCGCAATGCGTCAAGCGCAAAAAGGCATGTTGCCCGATGCGGTCATCCAGCAGTACAACGACGCCGGGATTTTCGGCAAGACCGAACGGGGTGAACCGATTCGCGCCACGATGTCTTCGACGAATCAGGACGCGGTGAAGCGCGGGTATATGCCGCAATCGGGCAAGCTCAGGCTCGACCCCGAGAGCAAAGTGCCGAAGGACTTGGACGAAGCACACGCTCGAGGTATCCATCCGAATATTACTTGGGATGCGGCTCGTGTGCGCCCGGGCAAAGAGCTGATCGGCTCGGAATTGTTCATGCGTATGCAAGAGGCCGCAAGAAACGATCCGCGTTACCAAGCCGCGATGCGCAACCCGCTCGGCACCTCGATGCCCAGCCCGGTGATGACCGAACTCTACGCGATGGACGTCAAGCCCGACGGGTACCTGATGAAAGACCCCGCTGCAGCGTGGTGGAGCAGTTTACCCGCGAAAGGCAAAGAGATGTACGCGCTGGCGTACGATATGATGCGGGCACAGGGCCACGGGAACGTGGCAACACACCTGACCAGCGTGAACCAAGGGCGGCGATTGGGCAACGTGGCGTCCCAGTCGCTCGGACACGGCGACCTCGGGTTCATTTCTCCGGTGGAGGAGCTGGGTCACATGCCCGGGTACTCCGGCCAGTTGTTCAACGCCCCGGTATCTTCGGGCCAATCCGAAGGTCACTACTTGCAAAGGCTCTTCGGCGGTAAAGGGCTGAAGCGGGACCGCCAAACCGACGATCTGATGAAACAAGCCGACGATCTTCGCACGGACGATTTCTTGGGCATGTCGCCGGACGAGACCCTCGGTACGCTGCTCCTGCGCGAAGCGCAACTGGCTGGAGCCTACGGTCCCTCCCCGGGATCGGGGTCCGTTTTGCGCTACAATCAGGTGCGACCCTACGATAACGCCGCACTTAAAGCACTGGCCGAGCCGCACGTGATTTCGAACTCCGGCGGTATAGAGGGGGCGATGGGTCCCGCAACGCTCGGAAGGCAGGGTACGACCGAAGCGATCGTGCGCGGGTTGATGCAAGGGGTCGAGCCTGAAGTGGTGGTTAAGATGTTGATGGACCAAGCCCCGCCCGGGGGATTCAAAGGTCGATACAAAAAAGGAGGACTCGCACATGCTGCAGTCATCAGTTGATATAGAAGCGATCACCGCCGAGCGCGGGGAGCAGTACGGGGATTTCGCGGACCAAGGCGTGATCGCCCAGTGGCTCAAAGAATACATGCGAATGCAACCCGGGTGGAAAGACTTGCTCCCCCATCAGCGCGAATCGCTCGATATGATCCAGCACAAAGTCTCGCGGATCTTGAACGGCAACCCGAACCACATCGATTCGTGGTCCGACATCGCTGGGTACGCGCACATCGTGGCGATCCGAATCCCTAAGGCGTAGAGGGGGTATTGACGACATTGTACCACCTGTGTTATAATACAGATTCTGGATCAGTG